TTGTCTGACCAGGTAATTGAACTCACCAACGATCTGCCACTTGACCCGAAGAAACGAGCCGCAAACATCAGGGCCATCATCGGCCTGAAAACACAATTGACCAATGTCATTGTCACCAATCCTGAATACGTCAGAGAGGTTGGTCGGGTTCTGGATGGGTTTAAGGACTTGAAGAAACTATCTGACCTATACTTTAGCGAACTGATTGACGGATTTAATGCGAAAGAGGTGCTTTATCAGGAAATCCTGAAAGCCAATGTGGAGATCACAAAGGATATGCTTTTGGGGTCAGGGATCAGGAATAATTTTGCGAATGCAATACAAGAGGTGTTGAAGGCCAACGCATCAGGCACTACCAACCGGACGTTACTTCAACAGACCCTTAAAGAGTTCATCACGGGAACGGAAGGTGAAAAGGCATACCTGAATCGATACATCAAACAAACGACATCAGATGCGATTATGACCTTCAGCAGGGAATATGACAACACCATCGCTGCGGATCTTAATCTTCAATTCTATTTCTATGCCGGAACATTGATCTCTGATTCCAGACAATTCTGCAAAGCCAGGGCCGGACGGTATTTCAAAAAGTCAGAGGTCGAGAATTGGGCAAACCTAGGTAATTGGGATGGTCGCAAAGCCGGAACCACAAAGACAACCATTTTCAGCTATTGTGGTGGATGGGGTTGTAGGCACTCTTTGCATCCGATTAGTAAATTACAGTACACGGTTGCCGGAAAGAATGGATTAACCGGGCTTAAATAGGTTCTTTGTATTTCCAGATAAATCCATAAGCAGTTTTTGCATTTCCTGCCAAACACTTTTGGATATTTCGAAAATCTAAGCCTAATTCATTTTTTATATTAGGCAAGGAAGGCCACTCTTTTAAAAATTTGCCATTTAATGAAAATTGCCGAAAAGGTTTGCTTCTTTTATTATTGTACCCACATTTTACTAATCCGGTTTTAACCGCATGAATCGCATTTTCAGATCTTGTTGACCATTCTAAATTTTCAACCCGATTATCGTTTTTAATTCCATTTATGTGGTTAACCTGAGGCTTATTTTGCGGATTAGGAATAAAGGCCAATGCGACAAGTCTATGATTCAAAAATATTTTTTTCCTACCCTCCATATAAAGCCCACTTCGTAAATATCCATCATTTGATGAAATTGGTTTTATAATCTTTGATTTATAAATACAGACCGCAGGATTCATGTTTATACATTTCCGAACAATAGTTCTTTCATGTGCATAAACCCTTCCAAAATTGCTTACAACATACATCCCTTCATAATCCGCAATATCTTTCCAAATCTCACCGGGCAATAATTCAATATCCATAAAAATTCAAAAGCCCGATCAAACAGGTAGAGGACTGCTCAATCAGGCTTTAAGGTTAAAAACCAAGTTCTTTGTTTTGGCCTCTACTCCGCAACAGACCAAAGATACAAAAAATGAACTATTTTTACAAAAAAATTAAGCCATGAACATTTGCCTTCAAGATTGGATCGGATTACGGGGTTGCTCGACTGTTGAACCAGAATCAGGGGTGTATATCAATCAGTATCCTGGGATGTCAACTGAACTACTTGACAAGGTTGCATCGAGTGATCAGGTGACATTTGCACAAGTTTGGAATGATGTTCAACAGACGGCTTATCTGCAATTAAAGACGGGTATTCAAAAGGCTTTGAAGGACTTTGCAGGGGCAAGGTTGGATCAGGTTCTTTTCCAGACTTCCAAGCTATTTGTTCAACAATGGCAACAGATCAATCCGGTTGCGGCTGAAGCGATTTACAAAGGTGTATTCACATCAATTGCAGGTTCAAAGTATGCCGCTTTACGAGTCAAGAAAGCCTACATCTACAACTCCGGCAATGTGGCCGTTAATAATGTGGTAATCAAGTTCTTCCAATGTCAGGATGGTACGGTGCTTTATCAAAAGACGGTGACTGTTCAACCAGGGGCGAACTTCATCACAATCAACCAAACCTTCAATCTGGTCTTCGATAAGATCAACATTGCCATGTTGGTTGATTGCACAAATCTACCAACCTTAACAGGTCAATTTATTGATAACGGATCATGGAACTGGCAGGGAATGGATGCCCAATGTGCATCTCGTTACTATTCATGGCTGAATACTTCTGGTTTCAACATCTTCCCGGTCACGGCCCCATTGAACTACGGTTTAGGGCAAGACTGGAACAACGATTGGAGTCAATCGGCAATTTATTGGGATGCAGAACTGCTCTGCTCTCTGGATGCCTTCATATGCGGTCAGCGTGAGTTTCTTGTTGAAGCGTGGGGTAATCTCTTATCGGCCTCAATCCTCCGGTTTAAGCTTGGATCACAAAGGGTGAACTACTTCACTCAATCCAATCGGGAATTGACTGAGAGGGCGTATGTGTCCTTTGAAGACGGATATAAAGAAGCCCTTAACAATTGGGCTGAACAGTTGAACCTTGCCAATGAGGGGTTGTGCTTTGATTGTGATGATCAGGCCATGATTTCGACATCTGGCAGACGGCCATAAAAAAACCGGACTAAAGTAGTCCGGCCTTTCAGCACTTTTATAAACCAATTAGAATTTATATATCAACTATGATATGTTTTAGAGAATCGGTTTGACTGATGGTTTGAATAATTTCATAATTCAATGAATTTAAGCCATCCTCCAAATCAATTGGTTTTGCAAGTCTTTCAATATTGAACTGATGCAATTCATCAACTTTACAATGTTGGTGAGAAAGGCTGATAAATCTTTCTGGTCGAAAAATAGGTTTCATTTTAACTGATAAGACTCTCCGGTAGAGTTCATCGTCTTCACCACCCCATCCCCAGTATTCATTTGAAAATCCATTACATCTCAAAAATTGGTCATTGGTAAAAATAGTTACACCTCCGAAGTATTCAGCATAGGGCATTTTATATTTAAACTGCTGAACTTTTCCTGCGAGATGAACCGGATTTGATTTGTCGGCATTGTAATTCACGGTTATAGGTAACATATCAACATCGTGAAAAACGAATGATTGGAATTGTTTACAGAAGTCAAAACCAATGTTCAAAAGTTTACCTCGATTGAATGGTTTACCAATTGCTTGTTCAATAATGCAAATCTTGTGATTCGACATCTTTTGGAGGAACTTTCGTAAATGATCCTCACGTTGTCTGTATGGTACTACAATTAATTGTTCGTGCTGATTATCCATAAAGCTTTGGCTTCTTCGAATCGTTCGTTAATCCGGTCCTTGTGATTATGATCTCTGGAGTACCAGGTGTGAATCATTGCCTTTGCTAAAATAGTTGAAATGCCATCTGGATGAGTTTCACCAATTAAATCAAGTCTTCCATTTTCAAATAGTTTTTCAAATAATTTTTCAAAAGGTTCTTTGTCAAATGAATTTAATTCATCCATCGGCAATTGATTGATAATTTGCCGACATTCTTTAACTTTGAAAACATTAAAAAACGGATTGGTTTGATTGTAATTCCCAAATCTATGAGGTGAGTTTTCAAAATTGTCCGGCATTCCTGCAAATACCATTGTTGATTTCTCCAATCGTTCAATCATTTCATTGATTATTGACCAGTCATAAATGAAGCAATCAATATCAACATTGACCACATAGTCAGCATCAGAATTCAAGATATCCAGAAGGTAATATAAAGCCCCTCTCCATGAATCATAACCCCAAATTCTTCCACATTCAATTTCTTCGGGAATAAATAGTTTCATTTTATCCCAGATATCCCCTTCTTTCGATCGACTGTAAACTTTTACCTTCATACAATTACGTGTCTATTTTCACCCAGATGTTTAACATAACCTTTTTCACCAATCATTGCAAAATAGCCTAATCGCCTATACATCATTGATATTTTTGATTCTGACTCCCAAGGCCGCAATTTATCAAAAACCGTGTGCGATGAATATTTAATAAGGCGTTTATAATCGGACATTCTTTTTAAAGTTGGGTTAAAAGTAAATCCTCCCCACATTTGATTGTAATTGTTAATCAGGATTCCATTCTTATGCGGATGTCCATTTGTGTCGTTTGGTTCTCGAAGCCACAAGTTAATACATCGGGGATGCCTTTCTAATACCTCAAAGGAGGCGTTAATAAAGCCAGTCCGGTAGAACTCCCAGTCACATTCCATCTGCATTACATAAGGCGTTGTTACGGCCTGATACATTCGATCAAGTGCCTTTATCTGATCACCCTTTCCGGCAAATTCAACGTAATTAATTTCAGGCCAAAAATCCTTAATGAATTCACCGATTGATTTAGGAATTGTCAGCCCTGAATCCTCATTAATGTAAAATGCAATAGGCGGTTTTCCATCCCAAAATTTGAGCAGAGATTTGATTGATATTTCCAACAAATCGAATCGGTTGCAACTTGTGACCGTGACCGTAATATCTTGATTTTTGGTTTCTGGTGTCATTACGATTTCAATATTCTCTGTTCGAAAAAGTCTTTATGCTCTGGAAAGTTAGCAGTAAACATCCTTGAATACATGGATGAATAGTTGTTGTTAATTTTAAAGTCCTTGCCGCCCCTAATGGCCGTGTTGAACCGGATTGAATGTAGGATGGCATCAGCACTAAAGTGTTGTCTACCGACCTTTATAAGTGCAAATGTAGCCTCTTTGAACTGGTTCCAGATGTCTGGATTTTCAGCATGATACCGTTCGAATTTGGCTTGCTTTGGATCGGGAGTAAATAGATCAAGTTGCATACTCTACCCATTTACGTGCCTACCATTTCCACCAATATGCATGACGAAGCCTTCCAGTAATGTGCAAGCCCTGAATCCATGTTTGAAGTATTGCTTGCCAACTAACTGTTCAGCTTGCAAAGGGTTTGATGGTGACCAATGGACATCAGCATACATCCCGTTGGGGTAAAGCCTCTGGTAATCGGATAACCTACGAAGACCAGGATTGAAACTGAAGCCATGCCATAAGCCCCTAAACCCCGTTTTCATCATTTGGTATCTTGTGCCGTCATTAGTCTTTTGAACAATTCCAATTGCCGGATGACCATTGCGGTCATTGGGCTGACGAATTAAGACTTGCATGATGTGAGCCTTTTCTTTCAGAATTGAAAGTGACCTTTGAACGAATCCGGTCTTGAAAAACTCCCAATCGTCCTCGCAATGAAATATGTAAGGCGTTGTGACTTTATAGTAAAGAAAGTCAATCGCACCTATTTGGCCCCTCTTGCCGTAGTAGATTTCAATAAACCATCCATTAAAAATGGTCCATTCATTAACTAATGCACATAAAAGTGAAAATTGCTCAGGTGTAAGATTTTGATCTTCGTAAATCAGCAACTTTTCCGGTTTCGGCCCATCCCAAAACTGAACCAGACTTTTGATTGTGCGTTCAAGTAAGTCCCATCTGGCACAAGATGTGAGAGTTATTGTTATTTGACTTTCCATTTGCTTAAGTTACTTTGATGTGTGACTATTGAATCCCGATAATCCCCAAATCGACATACCACAACATTGCCGTCTGGATAAATCGCCAGAACGACAACTTGTGAATCCTGACTAATGATCCGGCCCTTTTCGCCTTGGATGAATCCCTTGGGGTAATAAACCCCGTACTGATTAATTGGTGATTCCATAGTGCTTTAATAGTTGAGGGGCCACAACGTAAATCAAGAATAAGATCACGCAAATGGTGATCATAAGCCAACTGAAGAGTCCAAGGTAGGACTCTTTCAGTTGGTTTCTGGTCTCTCGGTTAGGAAGCATCGCTAACAACGAAGTAGGAGTCATCTATTATAGTCAGGTTTGTACCTGGTTCAAAATCCTTGTGATTGCCTCCTAATATATCCCTCTGAAGCATCAACGACAACTTTGTCGAAAATACGTGAACCCAAAGTTCAACATTCCCGATTTCGGTATAGGACGAAATCAGAACCCCAACATCGGGGGTATCGTCATTGATTTTGGAAAGGGTGATCTTTCCCCCGTAGAGATTTATAATCTCCTGAATCCGTTCAAGGTTTGAATTTCTCAACGAAAGTGAAGACTTAAATTGAGAGTTCGAAAGGATGGCTATTGCGGCCAGATGATTTGCTGATGTTTGCATGAATTTTTTTGTTTTATTTTGTTGCGTCAAATATAAAAGAACCGATTCGATATTTGCAACAAAAAAATAAAATAAAATGCCAAAATATAATTCACTCCAAGC